GCATACTCGATCATCTTGGAGAAATAAGAAGGCCAGTTTGCTTCAGGAACATTGTAAATATAGTCGCAATAAAGTGGGCCATTGTTATTGGTATACACCTTGTTGCCATAAATCTGGTAGTTGACGCTAGGGTACAACTTAATTAAGAACAATATATCAGCAGGAAGCTGGTAGATTGATTGCCATTCTTGATCGACTGGCGTATCGGTAGTCAATGCCAACTGAGCCTTAGCCCTAGCAAATCCCCAGCGATGCTTAGTCAATTCATTCTGGACTATGCTGTCGTAAAGGGCATTAGCAACTTGTTGTGCTCGTGAGTTACCGATCAATGAGTTAATGGGTGTGTCGCCTATTAAGACTAACGCAGCACTAACTAAATCAATTTTAGTTGCCATATTCCTACCTGTAAGAATGATGGGGGCCGAAGCCCCCAATCACTTAGGCATCGCCTAATGCGGTACCAGATGCACAGTCAATGCTAGTGCCACTGTTAGTTTTCACAAATGTGATTGTAACAGCAGCCGCATCGCTATCACTTACGATGATAACGTCATTAACTTGCAGCTCATTGATTGCTGGAAGGAAGTAATCCGTACCAGTAACCGTGGCGATTGAGTCAGGAGACGCATAAGCGAATACCTTTTGTGAATCACCACTCCCACCAATGCGGGACAGTTTCGTGTAATCGAAAGCCATTGTTAGTTACTCCTTAAGCAGTCTTGTCGTATTGAACTTTAACCAGACCACCCTCGTCGCGAACGACAGAGCCAGCTTTCAGCATACCGTTGCTTAACCAAGAGGTACGCTCAGGAATCCAGTTAATTTCAGTTTTCATGTCGATGCCGACAGCCAAGCCAACAGCAGGACGCTGGTAGAACCAAGAGTCAACAATGTTCGCTGCCTCAGTCAAACCACCTTCAGTACGAGTTTCGATAATGATGAACTGGAACCCTACGAGAGTGTTCACTTCACCAGAAACAAGTGCCTTGATAGCTTGATAGTCAGAAGACGTTGCCTTCTCATCGTTCAACAACCCACCCAAGCCTTCTGCTTCAATAGCAGCAAATAGCTCAGTGTTAGGTACACCTTGGTCACGTAACTCAACTTGAGCTTGGATTACCTTGGCCATAGTCAGGTTAGCTGCTCCAGCAGGAACCGTAGTGGTCAGCGGAGTAGAAGCGTCCATAGCGTCGATAACCAACTGATCGCAACGACGACCCAAAGCACCAGCAATAGTCATTGCCAATTCTTGCTTCTCATCGAAGTTTACTTCAGCCTGGTCAAAGATGTCAGTGTACTCAGGAGCGTTCCAGTTGGCCAAAGTAGCCGTCTTGAACTCGTGAGCAACATCCATCGGAGTTACCAGATCAGAAGTTGATTTTTGGTTTGCAAGGCCTTTGCCCATGCGACGGAATTTGTAGGTATCACCTACAACGTTGTTTCGGACAGTGACAGAATTCTTCAGCAAGCCCATACCTTGGTAGGCATGTTTTACCATGCTGTCAAACTCTGTTACTGCTACAGCAGATAAAGTTTTTGACATTAGTCTATTCCTCAAATTGTCAAATAATTCAACGCGAATGTTTCATGTGAAACACTTGCATGTTATGAGGTTTTCGACTGAGTGCCCGACAGATCGGTCAGTCTTCAACCCAAATCTGTCAGGCCCATAGAGGGGTATCCGACTCCCTATATAATATCAGTTAGTTATATAAAAGCAAACTATCCAAATGTCTGCACATAAGGCTTGTCGCCTCCATACTCCTTCATCATTCGCTGGATCTTGGCTTCATGGTTGCGATCTACTGATCTCATCAAGTTACCGTTCTCGTCTTTACGGAACATTTCACGCTCGATATCCTCCCAAGTAATGCCTCCAGGTTGGATATGGCCGTCAATAGGTAACTTAGCAGGGGCAGTAGCGTTGATTAATGCCTCTACTAGCTCTACTGATTCAGCACTATTGACCGCATAGCGTAGACGTTCGTAGGTATCACTATCGAGATTGTTCTTCATGAACTGCTCGACAGTCTTGATTCGTTCTATACCGTTGTCACCAAGTTTAGCTATTTCGACTTCAGCGGAAACTTCTTCTACTGCCTCGGATTGTGCAGACAGAATCTCCCATGCCTTGTTGAAATAGTCTTGCGACATATTAGATTCGTTGGCAAAATTAACTAACTCTTGCAATAACTCGTCGTCGGACTCTACACCTTCAGGCATTGAGTATCCGTCTTTAGGCGCACCCTTAAATGCACCAAACTTTTTCTCCAGCTCTGTGTACGCAGCAGCTTGATCCGCAACTGACTTGTATTTGTCAGCCTTGTACCATTCTGGACGTTCGCCAGTACCTTTGATTCCTTCCGTTAAGAAGTATTCGTTCTCCCCTAACTGCGGTTCAGCAGCATCTACCAGACTAACTGGTTGCGCTTCTTCCAGGGTATCGTTTTCTACGGCCTGTTCGCTCATATTTATCTCCAAGGATATTGAATGACAGCCCTTCTAGGACTGACCGCTTGATGTTTCAAACGGATTTCTACAAGTCTCCTGCCTCCATTAATTAGAGACAGGTCATTGATATCTACCCAATCCACATGCTTGCCTGCTCGGTAGCATCTGAACGCTCGGAACTTATGGATGTACTCAAACTTCTCGAATCCATACTGTTCTGCTAGGTCATATAGCCATTCAAATTTAAACCCTAGATCAATTAGGTAAGGCTTTTCATCACAGGCAATTTCTGGCCCTGTGGGGTCTTCTCTCTTGACACGTCTTTTCTTAACTGCTTCTGTCATAGTTTCTCCGCTTGCTGGATTTGGTGAACAATGTACCGCATGACGCCAGCCTCACCGTTATGGTAGGCAGCTTCATAGTTTATGTTCTGTGCCGCAAGAGAGGTGTCGTTTTCTAAGAGGAATCGTTTGGTCATATCCTCTAATACTTTTTGCCCATCGTCAGTGCCGAAGCATCGGTTGTAAGCCTTAGCTAACTCAACCTGTCTTTCTCTGATTGCACTTTGAGCTTCCCTCGCCTTGTCCTCGTTTACCTCTAAATCATCCCAACTCATTGCACCGCCTGTAGTTGTGGTGGTTGTTGAAGTTGTTGGGCTTGTGCTTCCATCTGTTTAGCCTCTGCCCCAGCTTGGATAATGCGTTGTTTCTCGGCATCATCTCGTACCAGATCGGAACTCATGCCTGTTTTCTCTGCTACCCAAGTACCAAAGTCTTCAATCTTGAACGCCATCTGCACTTGATCTGGCCCAGCAGTAGCTAAAACAAACTCTACGGCTTGCTGAACTGCTAGAATGTCTTCGGAATCCTGTGCTCGTGCTAGTGGTGACGTAAATTTAATTTCTACATCTCTACCATCTAACTCGATAGGGGTGATTAAGCCTCTACGGATCAGGATAGATACCACGCGCTTAAGGATTGGGATCAATACCTCGGTCTGTAGTCGTCCGAATGCGCTACCAATTCTCTTAGCTAACTCTCTGGACTCGATAGCAATCTCGGTTGCTGTCCTAACTGGCCCTCTTGGATCGCGCAAGTCGTTAAACATGGCAATCTTGATAGCATTTTGCAGCTCTGAAATTTCAAATTGGGCCAATGCCAGGCTAGATGACGTGTCTAAACGCTGTATAGACGGATTATTGGTGTTGTTAGAACCAACTGGAATAACAATGCCTGGCGCTATAACCATATTGTAGGGATTAGTAACCCCATCGTCGGTTGCAGTGTACATTCCTGCTAGGTCAATAGCGGCCTTCTGCAATACGAACTCTTTAGCCTTGTTTAGTGACTTAACATCGGGCAGTGTTTGCATCGCTGGCCCTCTACCGCGTACCTCACCAGAGACTTTGGTGTACCGTCCAGTCACCCAAGGGGATGAATTACCAAAATCTTCTACCCATGAGAGCCTTTCTTCCTGCTTAACCCATAGGCAGCCGTAGTATTTCTTGTCTTTAGGGTCATAAACCACACCCTCTGACACTTCTACCTCGGTATCAGGCTTGTTATCAATCATGTTTTGGACGTTGGTAGATGGTTGGAAGCCTTTCCACATCCTTTCAAGCAATCTAGCCTTGACCTTGAACCGTCTCCAGTGGGTTTCGATGGTACCGTTTGGCCCTTCTTCAAAGGCTATACCCTTCTGAGGGATACAGTTAAAAACGATAGGCATGGAATCGTCTTCTGTTTCGTCAATCTTGAGCGTTGCAGTACCGATTAACAGGTCTAGTGCGGCCTCATAGAACTGAGTGCCAAAGTTAGACCGATTAATATAGTCGAAAACTATCTCTGCCTGTTTCTCTAAGTTCTCTCTGATCTGCTTCTCGGTGACGTTGAAGTCTCCGGTCTCCAGTAGATTGAGAATTTCGTTCGACGGGTTAAACGTAGCCCATCTAGCCCAGATCGGAGCAATGTTTTCTTGGAGTTTGCTAGCCCCCTGCTGGATAGCAGTCAATGACGTAGAGTCAAATATGCGATCCATCTTCTTTTGGCCCTTGTCTTCGATCTCAAACAGGTTCCTTTGCGGTAAGAAGTACTCGTAAACGCTTGTTAGTTGATCGTGCCACTTGGCCTCAGAATCAAACGCCCTACTCTCTCGGCTCTTTAGGTCTTGGAGTGACCCAAGATGCGGGGGAAGTTTCATTATCTTGTGCCCATTGTTGAAGTCATGAGTCCAGCACGAGCAGCAGCAGCAGCTCCACGTCTACCAGCACCAGCTAAACCGCCTAACATTGAGCGTCCAGCAGATCCAGCAGCACCTCTAGCACCACGAGCACCAGTAGCAGCCTCGGCCCTAGTACGGGGAGCACCACCAAGCAATGAGCCTGACCCTAACTTGCCTCTAGCCAATGCCTTAAAGCGTTGTTCCTGTTCTGCTATCTCCTCATCGAGTGCGCGTTGTTGTCTTTCTGTTACCGCTACTTCTTGAGCCGTTGGTTTAGGTGCCTTTGGTTTCTTCACTTTGTTCTCTCCAGATATTTGTATAACTGAAACGGTGTCCAGATGAATGGTCGGTTAATGCCTAGGATTTGTTTTGCATGTCCTACGCATGTATTGAGCATGAATAACGATTGCCTTGTGGTCTTACGATCGATTTTAACAATGATAACCTCCTCGATTTTATCCATTTGTCGATCGATAGTAAACAAGTCCACATAGTGCACGGTCTTGGCGTATATGATCCATCGGCCTCTATCTGCTATGGCGATGTAGCAATGTTTAATGAATGGGTGCAGGAATCTTG